CCACTCATTTTGAATCGAGTTCCATTGAAGTTCCACCAGTATGGGATCGAAACAAAATCTCCGCGTGGGCAGGGGTAGTTGATAACATCTTCAAAGTCGTTAATTAGTAACTTGTCAATATCCATAACAATAACAGGTTCATCAATATCCATATTGAATACTTGCATTTTATTCCATTGCAACGGAACATGGGGATGAAATTGCTCTCTAATCCAATGAACTTCGTGATTCACTAACTTTGAATTGATATAATCTTCATATTCTGGCCCGTACTTGTTTCCAATTCGAACGCAAAATATCTTCATAAAAACCAGTCCATTTTCTTATTGATGCAATGATACATCTTGGCGGACGGGTTCACTCTTTTCGCATCATCAAATTTGTCGTCAACAATATAGTGCCAAGGACCATTTAGGTATTCAATTTCGATATTCTTAGAATGAACCAAATACGAAAATAGCGTTTCGTTATCATATCCAAAAACCCTTTGGATATTTGTTGGATACATTGATTCTTCATCATTTTTGAGTTGTGTCATCATGTCCAAGTTTTCTTTGAAATCGTCAAAATATCCAAGTTGGTTGATAATATCAGATGATGCGACCATGATGCCTGTGTTAAACGCATCGTTATCTGGATTATAACCAGACTCTAATAACATTGCGTGGGCATTCCAGTATTTTGTTGCAGGATTCCTAATACATGTATCATATTTTATTGGATCGACAGTCTTTCCCCAATGAGCCAATTTGTTTGAATGGGCGCAACAAAACTTGGTTAAATCGTGTGTTTCGAAAATATCTTCTTTTGTGTTTGGAATAACATCAAAGTCTAGATAGCAAACCACATCATAATCGTCCACGCAGCTTTTCATTTTCCAATGCTTGTAAAAGTTTATAATATCATATTCAGATACTTCTGGATATTCCTTTTCAAACATCAACATAAATTCATCATAATGTTTGTCGTTATTGAATATGATGTAATCTGCACCAATAGAATTTGCGTAATTGCTTTGACGCTTTACAATAGCATTATAGTGTTCTTTAAGTGCGTTCTTTGTGACTAAGCTTTTATCAGTTTTGACTTGAACGCCGTCTTTAAACCATCCAGGATTGTCTAATTTATCTTCTGGAATATCAATGAATATGCTATAGACCAGTTTTTTCATCTACCTATAACCATATGCCTATTGAACCCACCCAAAGCGATGGTGCCGCTATATTTTACCGTATCTAGATTTAATGATCGTTCGAATTCCCCTGATGTGTCAAAGCAATTGATATGGGAATTCAAATCGTCAAAGTCGTTCGTTTGAAAACAAATCCAAGTATTTGGATTCTTTCTTTCAATGATTGATACGAGGTCTTCTTGTTCCATATGTTCACAGCTTGTATTTATGATAGCTGAAAATTTAGAAAAATCAATATCTTCATTAATGTTTGTAGTTTCGAAAGAAATGTCAGATTCTGGAAATAGTTTCCAAGCGTAGTATTCACACATTGGGTCCATATCAGCAGATGTTATATTCATCGCATTATCAAGCCACATTTGTCTAAGTTGATATGCCATCATACCGTACCATCCGCCAGTAACATAGAAATGGCCAGATTCGTATTTATAAATGTTTCGAAAGTGTTCGACTAGCCATTTCTTACCTTCCCAGTGATTTCTGTCTACTGAGTGGATAATGTCCTTAATTCGATAAAGATCATCAATGCCATACATCGACTCATCATATACTTCTTCACTAAGCTTTAAGGCTCTATATAATATCTCCGAATTCAACTTCAATTTCCTCAAATGTTAATATACTAGCTTCATATTCTATTTGTTCTTGATATTTTTTTGATTGAATATATTTATGATCAAATGTATTATATTCAAAGTTTTCGTGTACTATAAATCTATCTATACCAACATATTTTCTAAGATAATAGTCACGCAAGCCTGTATTGAAATGCGACCAATATTCCATCATTTTTCCATCAGACGCGTCCCAAGCCATAACAGAACTATTGATCTTTACATCATAATTTGATAGTCTATTATACAATTTGCCAACCTTCCAATGAGATTCGACAAGAGTGAGTCGTGACCAATCGTCCAAATCGACCAAGGGGTCTTTTTGTATTCTAATGTCAAGGTCAAAGAAATATGTTTTGCCACTCAAATTCATTTGTGAATCGAATAATCGTAGTTTGTTCCACACTCCCTTTAGGGTGGGACGACCAAGCGGCATAATCACATTAACACCGTCTTGTATTCCAGAAGCATCATCTGTATAACAATAGAATTTGAATTCGGACTTTGTGTATTTGTTTAGATCATCATATAACTTGTTGACGAATTCGGGGCCATATTTGTTTCCAAATTTGACACATATCACTTTATACATTTTATGCCTTATGTGTGGTGTAAATCCGCAGAAGTTCTAGTGCCGTTTTGGCTTTTCTGATGCTCATTTTGAGTTCTTTATCTTTTGAATTGGCAACAATAGGGTCTTCAAGAATTGAAATTTTCATATTGAAAACAAAATCATTATCTTCATCTTGACTCAATAACGCATCTATGACTTTCTTTCCAGTCAACTTTTTATTTTCAGCTTTTGTTTTAAGATTTTCTTTTTCTGCTGCCCAACGACTATCAATTTCTTTATTGATAATATCATTAAAGAACTTACTTTGCGCCTTATTTTGCTTTATAGTCGCTTCTTCAATTTCATCTAAAGTGACTTCTTTTAAAAGATCATTAAAGGCGTCCTGAGTAAAATCCACTTCAAGGATATACGACACCATTTGATCGTTTTCTTCATATACAATTTCGACTGTTGTTTTCTCTTTATCGTGGAACGCCGCAGAAACGATCTTGTTAGTAAATATAGCCATTATAAAGTCCAGTTCTTATTATACTTGTGTAATTTTCAAATAGTTTGTTGATATGGTGGTTGCTGTTCCTCCCGGAACTTCCTGCGCTCTATAATCATCAGTGCTGACTAAATTCGTGAGATATACAGAACTATTCAATTTGGTATCAGTAATACCAGAACCTCTATTGTTGCCCGCGCCGTTGAAGTTGTATGAAATTTTTGATCCGACAACCGACACAGCCACACGCCTCATGGATTGTTGAAATGCTGTTGCAAATGTTGCTGATGGCATCTGTTGTAAATTTGTGCCAGACTTTGTGTATATGATCGGCAATTCAAAACTTGCAGTAGACGCGGAATTAATTCTATGTAGATAGAAGTTCGTAATTGTTGTTGGTTGATCTTGCGTTTCAATCAAACCTGCGGCAGTGTACGCCCCAGCGTTTGCTCTTGTGTCAGTGAAAATAGGCGACGCTGACATTAGAGTGTTGCCAGCAACAGAGTTTGAAGTAGACACTTGATATGTCCCAGCTTGCGCTGTGCCTGTGCTACCACTTGTTAAAGTATCTATAGCTGGATAAATGAAAGTGTCATAGAAATCCGTAACAGACATTTCCCTCAAGTCCGAACCATCATAGTACATAGGGAATGAATATGCAGCATCAGTCCACTCAGCCACAGTTGCAGAAGAAGAACTAATCTTTGCGTGACCAACTGTTACTGTCGACACATCGCCCAGTTCTCCCACTGTGTGAAAGTTTGTTACATTGGTAACACCAGCACCAGCTTGAAGTCTTGTATCATTAAGTGTACCAAGATTACCTCCAGAAGAAACATAAGATAATGTGACCGATGGACTTGCACCATATAGTCTAATCGCTTCAGTTTTGATTGCGGTAATTTCTGTCGAAGTCATTTCTCGCAAGTCTGAACCATCTAATTTTAGTGGAGTTCTAACTGTCATAATTAACTTCCCGCACCATATAAAGTCTTTAATGTAGACCCTGCTGCGTTTTTGATCAATAGAGTTGATAGGTCTTTTAATTCGGTAGATGAAACACCATCCGCTTTAATTGAAATCGCGCCCGATGCTGCTGCGAAATTTGTACTACTAAATGATGCAATACCCTTATTCGATGTGCTTGCGTCTTCACCAGAAATCACTCCCGATGCTATATCTATACCTTCACCAGCACTGATATGCGCTCTTACTTCAGTCGCGTTTGGTCCAGTGTATGTGATAACACCTGTTGATGAATTGTATGATAAAGAACCATCGCCGCCAGCATCAGTAACACTAATCTTACTTCGAATGACAGTATCACTAATGCTAAATGATCCAGTGGCGTATGTTGTGTTTGTTCCCGCTGAAAAATGCGCTCTTACTTCAGTGACATTTGGTCCAGTATATGTAACAACACCTGTTGATGAATTGTACGATAAAGAACCATCACCGCCAGCATCTGTCACGCTGATCTTGCTTCTGAAATCGGTATCACTATCAATCAAAGCAAACACTTCGTTAATAGCCCCAACTAAGTCAGAATCTTGTGTTGTGTTTAGCGTGACAAGATCGCCAACGGTTGTCGAAAGTAGATTTGTCTTGTTGACAAAAGCAGTCATCGAATCTGATATGTTTACAATTACTTTTGCCATTATAGTTTCTCTACAATCTGAGTTAATATTTTCTTAATATCATCAATATCGGTTTTCATTTGCATAAACTCATTTTCCTTTGCCTTACGAACGGCTTTGGCCTTACGCGCTTGTTGCAATTCACTTCTATTTATATTGATAATGGCCCCGGTTTTTAAATCTCTTGCCATACCAGGGCCATTATCGGCTTTAACTAAGTTCATATCACACACCTAGCGCGATTGCTCTTAGGTCGCGAATGATAGGAACTTTACTACTATTCGTTGATTTAAATACGATTTTCAATTGGAATTGATTGAACGCTGCAATATCGCCACCTAACCCACCAATAAGATATTCATATGATCTAAAGACTTCTGGATTTTCATCAGATGGCATAGCGTTATCTATGGTAGATAATGTCCAGTCCGTATCAGTCAAAAGCGTAGTGCCATTTGAAACTCTGTAGTACAAATCGAAGCTTGCTACCGATGGCCTATTAGCCGATATAAGCGCCTTTAGGCCAACTGCGTTGTCTGCTAGGGTAATTGGGCTTGTGATGTGCTTAGAAGCGTGGGTGCCACCTGTTGACTTGGTTTCGGAAACATAGTTAAGTGGAACATTAAATCCACTTGTAGCCGACGCCGCCTGCTTGTCAATACTATTCGAAATTGCAATGACTGTTGCGCGTTGCATGTCAATTACTGGCGAAATGTAATCATTGGTAGTTGACATTGCCATATCAATAGTTAGACTTTTCACGCCTGACATATTAGCAGTTTCATTAGCGGCACTGGCAATCATTTTTGGTGCCGAGAAAACAAATTCGCGTCCAACAGGAATATTGATTGCAGATTCTTTTTGATATGCTGTTTCTGTACCAGCAAGACTTTCCGCCGTTGTGAATTGACCAGTAGATGTTATTCCAGTATCATCAAGCAATAGTGTTTGGATATTTGGAATCGCAACATCCATTAAGATGTTTTTATTGGAAAGGACTGCGTTGCCGCCACCAATATCAGCGGATGTTGATGCAGAATCCGCTTCGAACCTATAGCCCGTAATATCAATAGCAGTAATTGTTCTAGCGCCGTTGATGCTTGTAGCATTTATTCCGCCGAATGTTGTGGCACCCGCAACCGTTACTGTATCGCCGACTGTGAATCCATGTGATTTTTGATTTACAGTGATTGTCGCATCCGCAGAATCAACTGTGAATGGATCAGTTGGTAATAGATGTAATGGAACCGCAACATTATTCAATTTAGCAACACCTGTTGTTGCGGTAAATTCAGCAACATGCATTTTGAATGTAAGGTCTTCCCACTGCGATGGTGTCCAAGTTGATGCGTTTTGTGATTTGAATAACGATCCCAAGAATGGTTGTTTGGTCACTTTCTTATCAGTAGTCCCCAAAACGAAGTCACCAACTCTTGAAATATATGTGAGATATTCAGTCGTGTTTGACAACAATACAACCGCATATTCTTTATATGGCGCGAGATAGATTGGTTCATCAAATTCAAATGATGTTGCCACACTAGCATCAGTTGAAGTTGTAATTTGTGCAGGATAAACAAATTTGGTTGATCCTGGTATGATATTGCTCGATGGAATACCATTTTCCATAGTTCTGAGTTGAATCCAAACGGGATTTGCTTCTTTGTCTGCTTTTGTTTTAAAGTAGAAATCAAACTTGGTGGCGAAGACGCCCGTTGGTTCACTAATAACGAATGATTGTGCCAATGGATCGGCTTCTTCATTAATTCTTATCGAAACAACTCGGCGGTTTGATGATCTAGAAGTGTTAGTGAAACTTTGTACAGTCAAAACACGAGTAGATATAACATCGCGTTGTCTGACTTCTATAGCCCCCGTTGAAGTAAATGTCGTATTCCCAAATGATGTTCCGTCTGCTCTAATACCAGAAGAAATATCAGATAAAGTGAATGGACGCGTGCCTGTTCTAAATTTAAGTCCTGCTGTTGAAGGAATGAAAAATGATCCTTCAATTGTACCAGAGGCCGACGCAACAAGATTTGATGATCCGTCTGGATGTCCTACCGCACCATTCAAGGTGTTACCATAATCCACTTGATTTGTGGCAACATTTGCGAATGTTTCGGCCTTGACCCAAGAATCAACAGCAACATCATCAAAGAATGGGAACAATCTTGTATTTGGTCTAAATCCTTCGCCTTTGAAATAAACTTTAATGGATCGCATAAATGGTATGACAAGAATATCAACAACCCTATCGCCAATGACTCTACGCACCGTTTCCGCAGCAACAACTCTATTTGAAGCTGATGTTGTAGTGGTGGTAGATGTGCGAGTTGTCGTACTAATATTTGCGCCGCCCCCGTTTTGCATTAGTTCATTTGTTGTAGTAAGTCTAGCATTACTACTTGAAGCAAGAACAATAGAATTTGTTTGTGATCCAACTTGTAGTTGATCAAGAGGTGTCCCTGCCCAATTCCACGACGCTGAATTCCACAAATTACCCGCATTAGTATTAAGTCTAGTGCCGCCATTGATTACTCTATCGGCTTGATATTCTTGTTCTACCCAACTGTCGCTTGTTGGAGACATTGTGATATTGCCCAACCAATCCATTTGAATGAAAGGATTGACATTTTCTGTTCCAGTAACGGACGCTTGATCAATATGTGATCTGTGTGTATAATTCAAATATACATTATCGCCTCGAAGAATGGTGTTCGTTGATGTAGCAGAGTCATATTGGAGACTAATTGCGTCTTCATTTGATGTTGGTCTAAGCGCCTTATTAACAGGATCAATTGAAGCACGGTGTTCAGATGATGCAACATCAGTGAATGTGTGATCAGCGAAATTGTCAACAAAGAAACCAGATTTTGTTCTATCCAAGCCAGCGGAATCCAGCACACTCAATGCACTTGTGTCAAGTTCAAGCAAGCTGAGTGAAGTCAATTCTTCTAGTTTATCAATACGATCTTCAAGTCTACCAACATCGCCCATAGTGTAGTGTCTATGATCAATCTTTTCAACGCTCAAATCGGACGCTGACAAACCATATGGGTTCAATGTAACTCTATACAATTCAAGAGAACTTGAAGGCGTTTCTGGATATTTCGGATCAATCGCAGGTAGTCCAGAAATAAACTTAATTTCATTATTTGTCGTTATGACCACTTTGTTTCGTGTGCCAAGATAATATGTTACATCGGCTTGAACCAAGTCGTTTGTCTGTGGCAATTCGTGGACAATTGCACCTGATCCAAATGTTTGGGATGAATTTACAACTGATCTAAAGTCGATAACATCTCTTAGAGAAACGACCGATCCATCGGCTTGTGTGTGTGATGGAATGTCTTCATAATCAACTTCGCCCGTGTATGAATTCACGCCAAAGAAATCGCCAGAAACGCCATGCCCGAAATATTGATATTGGACGACAACGCCACCTGTGGGAACAGATTGACCCGGTTTTAATACGATACGACCAAGATCATAAAAATTATCCCTTTGGCCATTATCAATATCGAATTTGCTTACAAGTGATCTACCAGACGAATCAGCAAGGGTGATGCCATCGAATGAAAAGATATCTGCTTTGGTTAGATTTGCAAAGACAAGACCGCCGCCGTCCGAATCAAAAGATGAAATGGTATCCGCACCCGTTTTAAGGTCTTTTGATCTTACCGTGGCAGATGCCTTATTGACATATGTGATAACTTCGAGGTTTGATTGAGATGCAGGTAATCCTGAAAGTGTACTAGATGTTGTACCCGCGCCCGTGATACCCGCTCCAGAAATAACATCGCTATCGTCTAGTGCCACAATCCAATCATTGGTATTCGAGAAAGTTTCGCCCGATGCCGATAGCGTAAGAGTCGCTTCGCCTGAACCGTTCGTTGATGTTGTAAATCTTCGTTGCGTGGCAAGAGAAATATCTGAAAGGGCTGATGGTCTAGAGGTTGGAAGACTTAGCAATAGTGAGTTGTTACTAGCATCTTTCAAAACTGCTTGTGAATTTTCAAGAGCCAAATTGGAAAAGTTTGTTGTTGATGTGCCGATACTTCTAACGCTTCTGAAGTTTTGTCCAGAATTCATTGTCAATTGGAACAAAAATACTTTATAATTACCATCGCCATTTTCTTCAATGGCGCGAACTCTTGCTGTACCGATAGTAGAACCGCCATGTGTAACAGCAGAACGCAAGTTCATTAATTCAAAGGTATCCACATTTGGAAGCCCTTTGCTTGCACTAATAATTACATAGTTGCCCAAATCGAAGGCACTTACTTCGTTATTTTTCGTTTGTGTTGTTCTTGGTTTTGTTACAACGATAGTTGTGTTGAAATCTTTATTTGCTCTATATCCATCAACATAGACCGTCCCAGGAGAAACATGAACATCAAGTTTTGTTGCGTCAGAATCGTTATCAAAAGCAAGTGTGTATGGTTTGACGATATAATCGCCAGATTCTTCTTTTGTTCTTATTGCTAAAGCGTCTCTTAGTACATTGTAATTGTCTTCTGATTCAGCCTTAACATCAGAAATAATAACGCCATTTCTGATTTTAGCGATATACACAAAGTTTTCGGTTGACAAAATGTTGCTTCTGATATCTAGTTCGAGACGAATTCTATATCGGTCAGCACCAGGAGCAGATGTATTTGGCAAAGCACCAGAGTTGTCATAAAGTGTTGAATCATCGTTGGCCGTGACAATATCTTCGATAATCTTGAACCCAAGATCGTCTGTAAGAAGTGTTGTGTATTTTGAAATCACTTCGGTTTGTTTTGGGGCGAAAACAAATCGGCCAGCGGTATAGAAATCGCCACCCGAGATGTTTGCAGACAATCCACGACCAATTGCGGGATTTGCTGCCGTGTTCGTTGTCTGAATGGTAAGGGTCACGGAACCGTTTGTAATATCCTCACCAGCGGCAAACTTAATGACTGCACCTGACGCTGTTCCGTCTTCATACCTGATATAAATTGTTGCAGGGTCAGAACCACTAGCCGCCTTAACAATAACAACACTTGCCTTAATGCCAGATGTTCCACCAGTAAATTCGGTATCGACGATTGTTGATGTGTCGGTTGGAAGTACATTTGATGTTGTGTTAAGTTTTACAAATTCAACTGGATTAACACTAATGCCGCCGGGATTAACCGCAGCACCTTCTTTGAAAATGTTGTTCCCAAAACGAGTGATTTCTGACTGAATAATTGTTTGGAGTTGCGTCAACTCACGGGCTTGAACAGCGCGACCATTATTAAAGAGAACACGATGAAAGCCTGCGCTATCACTGTAATCGTCTTGATATGTGTTTTCGAATGTACTCTTGATTACTTGATCGACCATATTGTGGAACCTGTCTTATAATTGGATGATAATCTTGAGGTCTTCGGTTTGTGCCGCTGACCTTTCGATAGATGCGCGGTTATCAATATAGAATACCTCACCTTTGTACTTATCTATATCGCCAACAAGCAGCGGCGATGCTATAGTTCCTGCTCCAGAACCATCGTCTTCGCTAACAGCTTCAGTTGTTACGAATGCTGCGAACCCAGTATCTGGCGTTTGATGATAGTAAATTGTATCTGAATCAAATCTATCTACATATGCTTTAGCGCCTGATGTAGCGCCTGATATCGTCTTATCAACCGTAAACGCAACAGATACCGCTGATAATGTCATCGTTGTGAGGGCATTGCCTGTAGCGCTACTGAAGTCTGAATCATTCGCGCCTTTGATTGGATTTTTCATAAGGCCAACTTGCCTAAAGTCTTGCCCAATAATGAAGTCGTTGTTTTCCGCACCGACAGGCTTAATATTAAGCACAATGGCGGTTGATTTCAAATCAACACGCGGGTCTTTTCCGAAACCAAGTCTTGGTGAAAGGTTTGGTTGCGCAGCCGCGTTTGCACCGCCGCCGCCAGAAAATGCGATATGTGCGTAGTCATATCCCGACCCGTGGAATATTGTTGCTGCTGAATCATTCATATCAATTTTAACGACAGCACCACCGTTAATGGTTGCTGTGGCTTGTGCGCTATCGCCATTGCCAATAATAGTGACAGTGGGTGCTGATGTATATCCTGTGCCACCAGCCGTTACTGCAATGTTCGAAATTTGACCAGCGATTGCTGCATTTTGGATAGCAAGTTGTTCGATTTGATTTGCAGGATCGCCTACATTTGTAGCACCTTGGAGTTTTACAGGCAAATAGTTAGCGGATAGAAATTTGGTTGAATCCGCACCAGATAGAGTGTATAGAAATTTCCATACATAACCATCAGCGGTTTTGAATGATGTTGTGGCAGCACCAGTTGGTTCAACAGTTGACGCTTGTGCAGCCCCAGTTGCGCTTTTGCCTTGTTGCAAACAAATATAAATGGATGTGTTGTTAGTCAAAACATAATGGGGATTAGCATTATATCCAACTTGTGAGTTATCATATCCGTTATATATGGCACCACTTGACCAATTAAATCGACCTGCTACAAAGGAAACATCTTCAACCTTTTTCACTGATTGCATATTCAAACGAAAATTTCTTTCGTTTTCTACATTATTCAGAGGCGAAGGGGCCGTATCTGAGGAATCCCAATCTTGCGATCTACCGATGCCGATATAGTAGTTAGTAGCTGAGTCAACTACATCATCAAGAATTTGCTGAACAAACTCTTGCTTAAAATGATCTGTGATAATTGCGGTCATTGTTTATCCTATTACGCTATCGTTATTTCGCCTTGGTTGCCAACCAGATACCAATTAGTACCATCCCAGATGACTTGGCACCCATCGTATTGGGCTAACGCGAATGTTGTGCCTTGAGCAAAATTGGCTGGAGTTACTGTCGCAACACCCACACCTTTGTTTGTAAAAATTTTATATTCGCCAACAGTTGTTCCATCAGGAAGTGAAATAGCAAGCGCTGTTCCTTTGTTGCATATAGTGTATGTAGTGGTAGCTGGAACTGTCCCATTAATTGTTATTGTCGATGAAGAATAAGCGGCCTTCGCGACTTCAATAGAACCTGTTCCTTTACCCGCCATTTTGATCGTGACATTCGTATCTGTCCCAGACGCGGTAAGAGTTGGCGTTGTGCCAGTTGCAGCATTGGCAAATGTGAATTCATTAACAGCGGAAGCTGTGGCTGTAATTTTGATTAATTCAGCGCCATTTGCATCATTAATTCCAGTTGTAATCTTAGGCAATACTATAACTGGATGAGTAAGTGTTTTGTTCGTCAAAGTTGCGGCGTGGTTTGTAAATAGGAATGTGTCGCTATCCGCAAGATTCGGAATATTAATGAATAGATCAGTGCCAGAATCGACAGTTCCATCATACTCAATTTTATAATATCCAGTCCCGTCTGTGCCGTGCAATCTTACATCACCGTCGAATTTTGTTCTAAATAGATGCTTATCATAAAGATTTTGAACCGCTGTAGTAATGATGACTTCACCAGTAGAATCTGGAAATGTGATTGTGTTATCGGATGTTGGGTCTGTTACTAAGATAGTCGTTTCATGCGCGTCTGCTGAAACACCTTCAAAAACGATACCAGTTGATGTGATTGTAACACCACTAGAAACAGTATCACTATCACCACCAAGTTTTTGATAGATTTCTACAAAATTCTGATTAATTTTCTGGCCAGCGTCACGAAGTGTGTCACCACTACCGTCATTTGCGGCAGAACCAGTATGAATGTTTTGTCGTGTCATTATTAATTCCCGATAGCCTTTATTCTATTTATAATGAAAATCAAGCAGAATCTTGATATTGGAAAACATTTGCGTCTGAATCCCAATAATCAAAAATGCTTTGATCCATCGTTTCTAGTGAGTTAGAGAAGTCAACAGCTTTTATAGTTCCGTCTGAATCTTCATCTAGTGTTGGTGAGTTTTCGTCTATAATGGCAATAACACTGTTATATTGATCAGCAAGCTCCGAAATAGTGAGCGACGCCAAGGCACTTAGATTTCTTCTGAAAGAAACACGCTCGGAGAAAGAATCGCTATCGACATCATCTTGGATAATTCCTGTTGCAGATGTGAATGGTGCGAAAGACACACTTGCCATATTTTCCGAAATGATAACGCCAGCACTAGAATCTTGTATGGCTGATGGCATGATGCCCAAGCCGAGATTGAATTGGCTTTCAATTACAAGATCGCCAGAAAGATACCAGCCAGCGGGATGTACGAATACCTTGAAAAGTTGTTCCCATTTTGCAATAGGTATCCCGGATTGAATCAAAATAGAATGAACTTGAAATCTCTTATCGTCTTGAATAAATCTTAATGAATCAACTCCCAATGTGGATTCATTAACGATAAACATATTGTTCTTAGGATAAGTAATTTGAGATTCTTCTCCATAGAACGCCCTAAAGAAACCTTCCGCTGATATTCTACTGCCTTTTGCTTTATAGAAAGACGACAAAATTTTAGCAACAAATCTAGGATCGGCAAAAAAGTCAGCAGATTGTGTGTTGTTACCAATTTCTTTAAAAATACTATCTAGCGAAGACAATTGTGTTGTGGCCAAGTCCCTTATTTGATATAGCCCTTGAATCGAATAAGAAAACCCCCCATCATCCTTTTCCATATAATCGTAGTATATATCGAGAAACTTCACTAAGTCTGGATATTCTGTGGCAAAGTGTTCTGGCAAAGCTTCTTTGGTCTTATCAATGATAAGATTGAGTGGCAGTCTTCCTTGATGATCGAATCTGTTTGACATTATAGGGTCACTTTAATATCTTGATAGTCGATTTGCGCTGCTGCAAACGAATTTTCCGTGTCAAGGGTGAGAATATGATTACGCAAAGGTCTTATAGTGCTTTGGTTTGCTGGAACCGCAGAAATTTTGACATATGTTGCCGAACCAACAATCGTTTCTATTTTCAATCCTACGATATTGACACTTCCTGTTTCCGCATTATATGTACCAGCATTTGTGACTACAACTTCGTTTAGTGTTGTGACAACTTCTAGAACATTTGAACCCAATCTATTCCTGATTGTGCAAGTTTTTCCGATAACCACAAAGGCTGTTGATGATATGACATAAGTTGTTGCAGACACCGCAGCGATAGCGACAGGATATTGAATGTCGTATGATGCGTTTTGAGTTAATACTGGCGTTATTCTTTGTTGAACCTTTACATTCATTTTGGAATTGAGGATCGCGTCTGTAATATCATCAACACTTGCCAACACTTGTGAACGCCTGAATGTCTTAGCGAACTTATTCAAATTCGTTGCAAAATATGCCGAAATTGTGCTTTGCACCGTTGCCGCTGTTGTATTTGCTGTAATATTAGTGAGTGTTGGATCGAAATTGAAAAATGTTTCAGTTTCAATATAGGTTGTGACTGCATCAGCAAACTTGGTGTCGATAGACATAATGCTCAAATTATCAGACAAGTTTGTTATGATTCCATCTTGAACAGTTTGCTTAATTGCGTCGGTGGCACCTTCAAGAAACTTGAGAGAAACATATACATTGCCAAAGTTGGCTGGAATATTATCTTCTCCGCCCCAAGCAGTAACATCATCTAGGAAACTGCCAAAGTTTCTAGTGATAAGGGCAACATAGTCTTGTGCAGTCACAAGTCTATTTTGTGCAGCATATGAAATCGGGGCGTTGGCTTTAATAGATTCTATCGTTTCTTTATCTGCCCCACCCGCTGATCGCGCGACAGTAGATGTTGCGACTACATAATCCACATCATTCACACTGATTTCTGCTTGCGGAATAAAGACTGTTGCTGTATTAGCGGCTCCATCTGAAGTTGTGAGGTATGTCACTTTAATCACTTCGCCAGCTTTTGGGGCAATACCTGTGGTAATACCATCACCAAATGTGATTTCATAGTAGCCATTTGGCGCTTCTCTTAGAGAATAATATCGTGTTGTGGCCGTGACACTTTGCGCTTGAGATAATGGTAAAAATGTGCTAAAGGATGTTGAATTTCTCGTTTCATAAACTCTTACTGTAGATGTTGCAGTATCCATAGATTCGTCGGGAATCACATAAGTAGGAGTTGATGTTGAATCCGCAATGAATGTTTTTGTTCTACTCGTTCCTTCGAAAATAATGATGGAAGTTGAACCAGCGGCTGTCAAGAATTGATAGAATCCAGAACCGTTGTCTGTCGCGATATAATCTTCAAGCGTTTGGAATACATATGAAACATCTTCAACTGTCGTAGTAAATTGAGTACCTGATGGCAATGTTATCGTTGCGGGGCGGCTGGCGGCTGTGATAGTAACAGATAAACTTACCGTAGCCCTTGACGCGGTTTTTGATCTAGGTGCATATCCAAGTGATTCTGAAACGGCAAGAACAGAACTTCTAAGTTGTGCCGTCGTGAGAAAAGATTCGTTCAAAGCAAAGTTTGCGATCAATCCATTGTAATGTGTATTGTATGCAAGAACATCAAGGATACTCGACAATCCAGATGCTTCAAAGTCATAGTCAGCAAATTCTGTACTGGCAAGAAAATGTGTCTTCAGTTGCTCTTTGATTCTATTGAAATCAAGATCGGTTGACTTAATACTAACTGCCATATTATCTTAGCCTTGTAATTGTTGATTCAAAAGTCACTTCTTCTGAAGTATTTATGATCTGAAATATGACCTTGACTCTTGCAGTGTTTCTATCTGGTTGAACATTAGGCACGACTGAAATCAGTTTGGCTCTAGGTTCAAAGTTTTGTAATGCAAATACGATTTGATCGAAAATTAGTACATTACTTTCATCATCAGCGAGTTCAAATAAAAGAGCATTTAGTCCTCCGCCGAAGTATGGACTAAATGGCTTTTCTCCCAAATCAGTTAAAAGCAAGTTTTTGATAGCTTGCTTTACTGCCGCTGCGTCGGTTTTCTTATATACATCACCTGAAGGTCTTTTGGCAAATGTCAAGTCAACATCAGAATAGAGCCTGTTCCTAGAAGTAACGAGACTTCTAGTTTGTAGGTCGCCATCTTCTATTGAAAAGTATTTTCTTGACATTTGTATTCCTAATCTTTAGGTTATTTATACAATTTTTTTCAATTATTGTGGCTCATATTCGCTATCATCAGGAATCGATTCAGGTGCAGGTGCGGTAGAATCAGCAGGGTCCAATGGTTCAATCTTTTCTGTGACAATTTCCATGAACCCATTATCTTGCTTTTTGCCATTGTATAATGTTTCAGTTTCCAATTTATACGAAACTTTGTAATCAGCAGGCACTTGCGGCATGATAAGAACGATTTGGCAATTCAAATCCCCAAACGGGTCATACATATCATAATCAAGAATGATCTTATCGTATTGCAAATTCTTTGCCATCCAAGACGCCAATTCAAAGGTCTTTGCCTTATCGATAACCCCATTGATACCAACAAGTTCATATACAACTGCGCGTCCTTGCTTTCTTAGGTCAAGGATGCCATCAGTTTCGATAGTTTCATCGGCATGTGGAATGTACAAGCCTTCTGTGACTTCTAGATTGTATCCACGATATTCATCTTTGTTGTCACGAATACGCGTCAATGCTTGTGCGTGGGGATACAGGTTCCTTAAAATTGGAATCTTTTGCTCAAGCCTAAGTGTCTTGTCCAACCCATGTGGATCACCTTTACCATAAGCAAATTCTGAAAGCGAAACGCTAGGTGTGATCTTTGTTGCTGTCGTGATGATTTGCAATAGGTTAGGATTGTATTGTGGATCGACCGAAATGGTGCCAGTTCTATTTGTGGCTGGTATAGTTCTTGCAGTTGGATCGCCATCTGGCAATGTCGCCTGTCCTGTTTGTGTCAATTGCTTGGGGTCACGAATTTCTGACACGGCAGGTGGAATGGTGTCGATATAATTTGGGTTCATCTGCTTAGATGTGACCGCATAATTATTAAATGCTTTTGACGCGCTGTGGCCCGCATCCCGTTTCTTTGCACGAACCTGCGACAAAACCAAAGGTCTATCTGTTACATTTTCAGTTGACACAAGCTTGTCTAAATTAGATTTGTACACATCGCCTTCATCAATTGAAACTTTCTTTGTGCCATAATTTGATTTAGAATATGCGTCAATTGTTTCTGTTGTGGCTTTATCGCTTGATCCTGTCGTATCGAATGAAGCATCAGAACCTTGTACTTGCGAAGCAGAACCCGCTGCGACATTGGATTCCAACGCAGATGTGGCTGTGCCATACAAATCGCCATGATGCGATATTGCATTTACTGTTGCCGTGGCTGTTACAGTTTTAGTGTTTACTGTTTCGCCAGCCCATAAGCTATGACCAATAAAACTATTGAAACTATGCATAGTCACATTTTCGCCACCAATATTACCATTTGCCCCAAAAACAGAAATGTTTTCGGCACCGATGTTGATATCTGGACTAGATGAAGTCATCTGTTCTTCAGACGACGACGACATGACGCCCTTGGATGATTGCGAAAATGACCCTTGGACTGCAACCTGATTATTACCTTTAACAAAATAACCAGAATCGCCAAAGGTTATTCCATTATAGTCGCCAGTGTATGTGTCACGCCTGTTGCCTTTCACCGTAGAATATTTGTTTCCGAAGTAAATGTCTCTTGACGCACCCATGATAGATTTTGTTTCGTCTTTGGCTTGGACATTATAAGAACCCCCAACATTGACATTGAAATCGCCAGCAACATCCAATGTCAAATTGCCACTATAGCTCATTTGACCGTCGCCCTTGACGATCAGCTTATGACCACCAGACGAAACTTGAACAAGTCCACCACCAGCAGCATTTACAATAATGCTTCCATCGGGTCGCATGTCAATACCAGTTCCTTCAGCGTGCATTATCAAGATTCTTGGTGATGTTGGCGAATCATTATATTCAATGATGTGGCCTGATTCTGTTTGGATAACTTGGTTCAAAGGATATTGAGATTCAATACCACCTAAATACTGCGATAAGTCGATACCAGAAACAGAACCAGCAATGTCCAATTCATTAGACGACGAACCCGCTCTTGCGGATGCGTTTACAGATGAAGCGTTTTCATAGTTACTTGTTGGATATTGACCATCAATATCACCGAATGTCAAGTCTGTTGTTGAAAAATCTTTACCTAGATTTGCTCTACTTTTGGGATTATCTGTTGTCGTTGTCATCAATCAATTCTTTCATTCTGGTAGTTATGTATATGGTCCGTGAATATTCGCAAGCCAGCGCGGGGTATTCTTAGATTTACCGCCAGCACCCCACCTTGAAATATCAGCAACATCGTTATTGCCAAAAGCCATGTCTATATGTATATTCCCGCCCATGTAGTTTGGGCCAGCGCCAATAGCAGTTGCACCTAATGCAAATAGATTATCGACACATTCCATCACATCATCGGATACGACACTTGCACCAAAATCCAATTTCTTATTGCCGCGATACACTTTGCAATCAACAGCCCAGCCATTATCATGACGCCTTGATCCTTGGCGTACCTTTACGCCATCCAAGAAATAGGTCTTTCCTGCTTGTCTTGTTCTTGACTTTGGATAACTATCCCATTCGCCAAACGACATTTGGCCAGCAGAAAATATCACAAATGTTAAATCGCTTATTATATTACACGACGATAGTGTGGTCATCAAGCTTTGCGTGGGCGCACGATTTCTAATTGAACCCGAATAGGCGCGGGTTACGCCTTGGTGTTGATACACGCCTTCTTGGTTGCCCGTATGGCTTCTAGTAATTTGTGGTATTTTTTCATTGACTTTATTAAATTTCGATTTTGACAAGGAACCGATATTCACGCCCGGTTCAAGGGTTGAATAGTTTCCGTCCAATTCGCCATGACCATACATTTGAATGCCGGGTCGTACATTATAAATAGCGCCCATGATTTCGTTAATTCTAATCTTTTGCGCACCATTAACCGATTCACCAGACAGTTGCGAATTTTCACCCAACAACCCTTTGTATCCACCAATGACCAAAACAGAAATTGACTTGGGATCGATATCTGCATTTCCGTGTGATGCAACTTCATTCAATGGCGTCCCACGCTGTACTGATCCATTTTTGCGAATGATGTAGTGATATGGAACCGTTCCAGATGTTCTTTCAATGTCTCGCGCTGTCACTATTTGGTTTGCATATGAAGCAGACCAATGCCAAACTACTGTTTCAAAGCTTCTGTTACTTGCGTTGATTTCCATTTGAATTTCTTCAACAGAATTTAGCACACTATAACCTTTGGATATGCCCGAAATGGTGTTGACTGTATTGGTTTGTGTTATGTCCAACCCACCCAAAGGCGATTGCAACATGCCTGATACCGAACCAAGGTCGATGCCAAATACATTGATCTTGGCTATGATGCTAGTTGTATCACCGATAGCCCCAGCTTTTGTAACCAAATCTAAAACATCACCAAGCTTTCCGTCTGACAACTTTTTAAGAACCGCAGTAGAAACGGCTTTCTTAGCAATGCCTGATATGTTCGTAGGAAAGTCGAATCCAGCGCCAATAATATTTACAGAATTATTTAATTTATGAAGGTTGTCAAGTATGGGCAAGTCTGTTATCTTTGGTAAGATGTCACCCATTGCTTTTGTTAGGCCATCGCCAAACAAATCTAGCTTTGAAGTGATCGCACCAAGGTTCAAATCTATTTTTGGAAACGAAAGCAAACTCGTTAAATCTTTTGGCAAACCAGCCTGTAAGTTTATGTCTACTGATCCAACGGCCTTTGATATAATATCGCCCAATTCTGTTGGTAGAATATCAGCACCCATGCCTTTGATGGCAGGGCCAAGGCCCGCAGCAGTTGGCAAAGCGATAGCAACTGAATTGAAAGCTTCTTGAACACCCGAACCAGTGATAGCAGATGCCAAGGTTTTTTGCGCATCAGCCAAAATAGGTTTAATCTTGACAGAAATATTCGGTAACTGTTCAGTCATCATTGCAATAGGTGATTGTAGGTCATCTAACTGAAATTGAATATTTTGTAATTTTGTTGTACTATTCTTTAGCGCAACATTATTCTTTCCAGACTTATCCGCAGCACCAAAATCACCTAAAACAGAATCCAATGCTTTGATTCCATTATTCTGTAGACCCGCAAGTGCGCCAACAAGAGGCGTATTAAGAGCCTCGAATTCAACTTTTGCTTCTGTTAAAGCCTTCTGTGCGCTGATGGAACCAAGTGTTGACTTTACCTGATCAAGTGTGCTTTCTAACACATCTAAACTAAATGCCATTATTGTGCTTCCTGTCTATTTCTATGGGCAAATGATGAATATATGCGTTGCGCGTCATCGACCCTCTTTTTAATATCAAAATTTCTATATCTAGTTTCAAAGGGTTTGTTTCGCAAAGCTGTTTGGTGTCTTTCGTACCAAGCTTCAACGGCACTGCCAGCAAGTTTTGCAGTAGGTTGCGTTCTAATTTCTCTGTTGAAGTTGCTAGTTTCGTATCCATCACCCCCGCTAATTTCGTGCAACACAAACGCCGCTTGAATTTTCAACGATGGGATTTTTGTTCCCGTCTTTGTTCCACCAAGAGTGGTTGCATCTTCTAATGCCGCCCCTTCCCCAGCGGCGTACTTCATAAGATTGTGATATCTATTCCCACGCCATTGTGCTATCCCCAACGCCCCCGGGGCTTTGCCACTCGTGTTGTGAACAAGATAGTTTAAGTTGGAACCAGATTCCGACATAAAGTTTCCAACAAAGCCAGCCGCGAGTTCTCTTGAGTTTTTCAACCCCATATCAATTCGAAATCCTTCTTCTAAGACATTATATACTTTTTCTGGATTGGACCCGCCTTTAAATGTCATAGCGGCTACTGATCTGCCGCCACTATTATGCAAAGCGTCGCCTGTTAAAATAGGTGGTTGACCAGGTCGTGCGACACCAGACCACCCCGTGTGATGGGGATTTGGCGCGGGGCCATCAACTTTGGGAATAGAACCAATTACAAGAGGAATTTGAGAATGCTTTCCATCAAGAAACATGCCAAACACTTGCGCAGATGCTTTCAAGCCAACTGGAGTTCCATTAACTCCAGATGTTCCTGCTTGTGTTATTGGTGCGACAACTTGCGCCCAAGGCAATGCACTAGCAGGAATATCGGATATGTTTGCTGAATGAACACCAAAGATTCTTACCCTAACCCTGCCTTGTTTAAGGGGATCATTAACGCTTTCTACTACGCCAACAAACCATCTTGTTTCATCGCCATAATATTGCGCGTCTATTGTTTTTAAAGTCATTTGATGTTCGCTAACTTAACACAACTGAATGTAACATCATATCGTTCTTTTCTAATAATATGTCTTGCGGCATAAATCAAATGTTTCCCTGATTTCATTTGGTCCGTCGATTCATATAGGCTATTTCCATCTTCAGCTACATCATTGTTTAGAAATTTCAACTTGATGATATTCCCCAATGTTCTATTGGAATTTGCGATAAGAAAGTTCCTGCCAGATACGGATATATCTATAGCATTGCTTGTGACAATGTGTCTTAATGCTCTTGCTTGCACATTCTTGCTCCACGACCTAGGTTCGCGAATCGTCTGGTGATCTGGATACGCAAGCGAAGTCGCAATACTATATATTTTTTTAGACTTGATCGTGTTTAGTTTTTTATCGTTATGAGAATAATTTGTATTGAAAACAAAAGAATCTGCGTCCATATTCGAAAGACCCACTTCGAATTGCTTGATGACATCATATTTCATTGGGTTGGCATTTGCATTTATGGTGTCCCAAAAACTATATTCAGCGCCAACTAAACCTTTAGAAATAATGCTACTGATATTCGGAGCGGCTTTGGTTTGATAACTTTGGATAATGTAGTTCTTAGCTTCTCTATTTTGAGTGCCAGTCGCCGTTTGACTATAGACATATTCATTTTGACCACCATCATTTTCAAGCATTCGTTTTAGAGAAAGAAAATGCACCGTATTGTGATTACCCAATGTCGAAAATAAATAGAAAGGTGTTCCATAGAAGTCTGTTGTTCTGTCTTTAATCCAATTACAAGCTTGCATAGGAGTCATATTAGGGACAACTACTTTCATAGTACCCGCTACTTCGGTTTCGTCTGGATCGCTTAATGCGTATTCATCGAAATGATCAAGAAAAATCTTTTCAATAATTTCCCTACATGTTCCTTCATATGCCTTGTTGACATTTAAAAAAGTTGATATAAATCCACTTTTTTCGATCATCTTAAATGTGATGAGTTCGCTTTTGTCATTATTCTTTGTGGTATCAACAATGCCATTAATGATGAAACTTCTGTTGACCGTTGGTCCGTCGTCTTCGGGGTATCTCAAAGTAAGATGAAAGGATTCGACTCCTTTAAACTTAATTTTATCATATATGCCAGCAGTGTCAAGGAAACTAACAAGACCTGTCAAGTATGGTTTGTCTATGTGTTCAAAAATCTCAATATCAGTAATGATGTTTTCAATTTCAAAAACTAGAAAACCTTCTGGATCACTGATAATCGCTTTTTCTATGATTAATCTATCTTCAGACATTATGTGCCACGCACCGCTTCTTTGAATGCAGAAACAACAGAGTTGATTGCAGTCGGTTTCACTACTCGAATCACTTTTAACTTATCATTTTCCACCTTATGGAAATCTAAGTATGTTGTTTCGGTAAGAAGCGCACCAGGGCCAACTGTAGGATCAATATCCGAATATAGTCCATCGCCATCGCTATATGACTTTGCAGAATTATATTCTTCTGAAAAGGAATCAATCAATACGCGATTTCCGTTTTGATCTTCAATCAATTCTCCTGCTATGAATGTTTTGGTGCCGCCGATGATGATTTGGCCTAGATCGGAATTTCTTCGTGTGACCGTACCCGTCGTTGCACTCGAACCCCCACTAATCGTATCGCCCAATGCAAACGACGCACTGAAGTTTTCCTTAGTGGTCACTGTTGTATTGCCAAAGACTTTCTTTGCTCTTGCATCAAGTGTTGCATCATTCAATGGCCAACCCTGTCGTCTAATATGATCATTCATCAAAAAGAATGTCCAATAAAAATCTGTGGTATTATACAATTTATATGATAGTTGATCTGGTCTTTCGTTCTGAACATGATACAATTCATAGAAATCCAAATTGTCTTTAATGTCATCAATAATGTCAACATATGTGAGAATATTTTGAAAACCAGTGAGATGCGTTTCGTTCCCGAATTTGTATCCAGTTTTTTTGAAGTTGTTGAAATACATTAGTATCCATCCCCAATATCTTTTTTCGATAGTGTTCTTGGTTCGCCGAATGCTAATGTCAAATCAACTTCGGATGGTTTTCCGTCAGCGTGCCAACCCATACTAGACGGGTTATATGTTGTCTGAACAGAAATGAGATTTGCATCAAGAAACTTAATAGGTAATTCCACACCATTATACATCATAGTGATTCTATATTTGTTGGGCATGTGATAGCCGACAGGAATATTAAAAAACTCAGGGTTCGCGTTGATTGCTTCTGGATACAATTCGGTTCTAAATGTTTTGACAATTTGTTCAATAGATTGTGCTTCAGCCGCAGATGTTGCAATCATTTTAAATGTAAACCCAAAAGTTCTTAGTTCAACTCCACGAAAGAGTGACTTTGTGTTTGGATTCACTGTCACACCCAATACAGACTTTGCTGCGCCTGTTCCAACTCCGCCTGGGGCAAGACGCACCGCAGCCAAACTTGCCAAATCTTTACGCATTCCTGATGGATTAGTGATAAAATCTAACATACTATTAGCAGATGCAGACCCAGCTTTGAAAACGCTTCCTAATAAACTATTGCCAGATTTAAATGCTTCTGCGCCAATTGCGCCAATTGTTCCCAAATCAATTCTTTCATAACTCACTTGATCTGATACATTGATTGCTTGTGGTAAATACAATGTAACAATTCCACCCGCAGCAGCACGCGAAGGGCCATTGATTTGTTTTTTGCTAGTGAATTTATTTCCTGAACCAAACACATCATCAACACTGCTTGTGCTTATGCCATCCGTGGTGAATTGACTTAAAACGCCCCCTGCTTCGCGAATTGTTTGGTTTGCAGTTCGCGGAATATCGACATAGTTTTCCTCAATTGGCCTGAACATAATCTTGCCTTGATATTGTTCTGTGTCGCTTAATGGATATTTCATTGTAAACCTTATAGATATTAGGATTCTTATTGTTATTTATATGGAAAATTATGGCTTATTCAGGAAAATACAAGGTTAAAAATCCAAGCAAGTACAGCGGAGA